GTGCTAGCGATCATTGGTATAGTGCCTGTAGAGATTCACCGTAACATAGAACTGCACGTTAACAACAAGGAAGAAGGCGAGAGGATTCTAAAATCCTGGGGACTAGCTTTAGGTACTGAACCAGAGGACGATGAGTACTGAAAAAAAGTGACCCCAAAAGTGACCGCTTTGGCAGGAATGGACGGTAATTAGGGGTCATTAGTAGTTTAGCTGCTATGAACATTTACTTATAAATCAATTACTTAGGGGTATAAGTAGGGGGCATATAATAGATCGAGTCTCTCCGTCCGCACCATCCAAGCCCTTGAATTACAAGGGTTTAATTTATACACTGACCTTTTAGTGACCCTTTTGTACCAAAAAGTGTACCTGTTTTCCAACTTGTTTCTTATATTCTTCCTCTAACAAAGACCCGTGCCTGACACCTGTTTGTTGAATAAACCGTGCGTAATACCTTAATGTGGTTGTACTGTCTTCATGCCCCATCATTTTTGCGACGTACTCCAAATTCTCACCCACCTGTAACATCGTCGATGCGTAAGTATGTCGAGTTTGATAAGGCACTCGGTAGCGAACCCCAGCTTTTTTCAACACCTGTATCCATTGTGCGCGTATTTTATTAGTCGTACTCCACGGTGCCCCTGTAATCGGATTCATAAACACAAGGTCATTAGGCTCAACGCCTTTTAAGAAAGAGTACTCTTTATAGGCCAGTAAACATTTCATTGCGGGGCCAACTAAATCGACTGTTCGGTAAGAGGCTTGTGATTTAGGTGGCTGGAATTTATTGGGACTCGCATCAACGATGACCTGATCTATTAGAATAGTACACCCAATGAAATCGACACGGCTCCAACATAAGCCACGAATCTCTTCTGGGCGCAGACCTGTGAAAAACTGGAACATAAGCTGTAGACCGAACTGTCTCGGCGCAGCTCTAATAATGGCGTCGCGTTCATCCCAAGAGAAGGGGTCAATGCGCGTGGCTTCAGATTTTATTACCACCTTGGGGCTTTTTAGCTTTTTACCTAGCAGCGGGTTGGCAGTGATAATCCCTTCCTCTACGGCTGAGTTGAGCGCATCGCGCAGCACAGCGACACGCTGAGAGCGGGTTGCTGCTAGAACCTTCATTGCTAAAGCCCAGTTTTTAACGTCCAGCCATGTTAAATCAGCCACACAAATCTTAGCCAAAGGGGTTTTCAGTACTTGGCCTTCAACGAGTCGCCTATAAAATGTGTAAGTGCCTGGGCCGATGACATAGTGGTTGGCAAGCCAATGCACCATGAACGTTCCAAATAATCGTCGGTTAGCGTACAGGGCTGCTCTAGGTGACTCAGGAAAAGTTTTTGCATAATCAAAAGTACCATTTTTGATAGCAATATTGATTTGTCTTAAATGAAGGGATGCTAGCTCGAGATTAGCGGGGGTGGGCTCGAGTTTAATGAATTCGCGTTGCCTCTTTTTGCCGTAAGGGTATGTGAATCTGACGCTGATCGTGTTTTTACCCTCAGACGGTTTGACTCCGTGGTACGTTTTTTGTCTACCCATAATTCATATCCTCCTAGACTTATCAGTATTCTGCTATCAGGTGCGCGGGAGAACACTTCATTCTCAAGCCAGACACCTTCACTGATCTTATTCCTAATTGCCTTTTCTGTATAGCCAGACAGTTCTGAAAATTTACTAATGGTTACTCTATCTAGCATCTTCATATGATTCAACCAATTTATTGAGATACCACGCTGCCTTTTTGGCATCCTCTGCGGTGTCCCATTTCTCCCTCCATAGGTATTTAATTACGGTCGCTCTGCAATGGGCCCGGAATCCTTCCGGTCCTAGTGCAGCGCGTATGGCGTCAATGCATTGCATTCCTGTATCGGATTGATAGTGCATTGGTTGTTTAACCATATCGTGTTCTTTCATGTTATTAGCCCTGCTTATATTTGGAGGTTTAAAAAAAGTTAATTAGGTGGCCCTTGCTGGCACTGTTCGTTTTGGTTGTTGCCAAAGTTCGTTTGCATAAACGCAAATTCTGGACTACCAACTGCATACTTTGGACGTAACTGGCTGTTACAGTCTGTAAATGTGCACCACCATTGCCAAATTGTATTCTCAGTCATCCAATGCATTTTTCTGCAGCGCATTTTACTAAAATTAAAATTGGTTTTCATAATTAAAATTGCACCCCTCTAATGACACCGCGTACGGTGATCTTTGGGTCTGCTAAATTAATCGTTGTACTTATGCCTACGACAGTCGGATGATGGGTCTCTACCTCATCTCCATTGATACTGGTAACGACACGAATAATGCAGGAGTCTTTTCCATAACGGACTAGAACCTGATTACCTTTTTCCCACTTTGCCAGTGGCTCTATTATGGCGTATTCGCCCACACTGTAGCGTGGTGAGTACTCGTCTGTATCAATCTCGACCGCAAAAGCTTCTGAGATTGCTAATGTCATGATATTTACTGTTTTCCCTGTAACGGCTCTCCCCGTTAATGTTAATGACACTGGAATTTCCATACTCTTTGTCGGCGTAACTGCATGTAGGATCTTGTACTCATTAAGTCCTGCTACCAACAAACTCAAATCGCATCGAATCAGGCTTGCTAAAGAAAGCACCATCATCGGATTAACTGCAACTGTGCCGTGCAACATCTGACTAAACATTGGCTGAGTAATGCCAAGTTGTTTAGCTGCGTTTTGCTGAGTAAGGTCTTGTCCAGACTTTTTGTTTTTATAGTCATTCCATGAGTTAGTAATACGCCGCGACATCTCAAGGGAATCCTTGGATAGACTTCGTTTACTAGAGGGCGGTGCGCCCGTTTTTGTTTTTAATGTGGTCATCTGATTCCGCCTCCATACAGTGTTGAATTAGCCAACGAGCAATGTCCTTTGCAGGTAACACACTAGCTTTATTCAAGACCGATTTTACAAGTCCATGTTCCCAGTGGTCCGTCTCTGTGAGAAGGATACCTCCATCTGGTGACCCAATAATACAAGCACAGCTTATGTCTTGTCCAGACATTTTTATTAGCCATGCTAATTGTTGTGCAGAAAGATTGGGTTTAATGACTGTGCTGCCGCGTTTTGGAAGGGCTGCAATCCATTTGTACTCGACCCAAATATTTCCGTGAGGGCCTGCATACCAGCAGTCGGGAACGCCGCCTGCGTAGTTATCATGGATTTTCCACTTGTGCATCTCTGCAGGCAAGTGGCGGTGGACGGAACGAATGTATCCATGCTCGTTCAAAGGTTAGGGCCTCTTCATCAAGGGCTCCGTCCACCATAAAAAAAGCGTTGCTTCCATACAACGCTCGGTGCGCAGCGGTTAAGCTGCTTTTTGGTCGATGTGACCAGACAGATGCTTGTAAGCTTCTTCTGCCTTAGCGTGCAGGTCAGGGGATGCCCAGCCTTTGCGCTCGATCTTGTAGTTAAGATACGTCTTACCGTTCTTCTTATTCTCTTCTGTGATGCCAGATACAGCCCACACAGCTGAGAAACGATCGCCGCCCGCTGCTGCAATCTGATTGTTCCAACGATTAGACACTTTGGCCTTGGTACGAGGGAACTTCATGATAGCGCCAGTGGCTTTGCCAGTCTCGAGATTAAGTACGAGTACGTAGTGACGAGGTGAATCGTTTACGTCGTAGTTATCAATGTCTTCAAACTCTGCAGAAGGACTATTGAACGCTTGCTCGATAGCTTCTTTAGACTCGAATTCTTTGGTATTGGTTGCTGCGTCGAGAAACGGGTAGTTGGTGTTCTTGTTCCACGCCATCCAGAAATGATCGTAGTACACATTGACTACTAAACATTCTGCCATGATCTCGCGAGTCTGGTCATTGAACATCATGCCAGGCTTTGCACCAGGAATATAACGCGCATGACTTTCGTCACATTCGTTGCTGATCTTTTGAAGCAGCTTGATCTCTGGAATATCATCGGAGGAAACTGTAACGTTTTCGTTGCCGAGGCCGGCAGCGTTGGTTACATGGTCTGGGGTGTCATCAATTAGCATTAAGCTTGATGGTGTTGCAATTTCTTTTTTGGACATTGGACTTTTACTCACTTTAGTTACATTGGACGCTGGACCCTGTTGGGTAGCACGTTAATTATAAGCCCTGCTTATAACTATGTATATAAGTAGGGCTTATTTATTTACAAAGCTCGAAGGTTTAACTTACGGTCTTTGAAAATCTCGACACCAGGGACTTCATGTCCGAGGTTTAATAGCTCACGAAACGCTGCTGCGCTCATGCGTTTTTGCAAGAGGTAGAACGAGTCGTTGGTCTTGATGTAGTCGTACACAAGATCCCAATCTTTGACAGTAGGTACGTCAGTCTCTGAGATAGATACGTTGGCACTAAGACCGCCGATACGCTTGGCACCTTGGTCGTCCATCTTGACCATGATCTCGCTGGATAAGTTTTTGAAGTCTTCCTTGAGTGCGTTGACTTTCTTTTCGTCAGCACGGATTACTTCGCGTAGTTGATGTGCCTGTTCGATCAGGTCACCTAGTTTTGAATCAGTCATTGGTA